CTCCGTGACGGCGCGCGCATATTCTGCGAGGATCATGGGGGTCATATCGCCCAAGGCTGGCCTGAGAAATGACCGCTCCGGCAGCGGCAGGTGTGTGACGCGCTTGCGGAATAGCGTCCGCCCGCCCACCCTGAAGCGCAATACCTTGGCGTTTCTCGCCTGAATGAGCCATGACCGCGAGACGCCGAATTCGTGAAAATTCGCGTAGAAGACATCGGTGCCGACGGTCGCGGTGAAAGTGTCCCCGTACTTCTCGAACTTCGTATTGAGCGAGGATCGGAGAGTGTTGCTCCGCGTCCCCAAGACCTGACCGGAGAGTTTGTCGCTTTGGACATGCTGCTGCAGATCAAACCCGAGCCGGCGCGTGACCTCCACGATTTTTCTGCGCACAACTTCCGGCATGGCCGTGAGACGTGCCATCGCGGCGCTGTCGTCGACCGTTATACTGATCATCGTTCTGCGACCTCAAGTGCTCTCTCGCGATCGCCGAGTCGCGGCGCCCGCCAGTAAATCTCCTCAGAGCGCGACTCATCCTGCCGGATCTCCTGACCAAGGCCAGCGCTCGGATGTGGTGGCAGTTGTGTGTGATCGCGCCCACCGACCGGTCACGCCACCGCGACGAGGGTTGCGAGATCGCTTTGCGTATTTGCCATCGTCAGGAAGCCGCTGACTGGCGCCACCAGCTTGTATTTCGTGAGCAATGCCGTCACGTCCGCTGGCATCGCCGTCTGGCTGAAAGTAATGGTCTCGGTGCCGAGATGCTTCGAGATCTCGCCAATACGGGTGCGTTCGCGGTACCGTAAGGCGACAAGCTCGATGCAGGCTTGAGCCACCTCCGCCGGCACGCTCGTATATCCCGCCGAGTAAGTTAGCTGGACATTTTGCGGCTTCCGCCAGAAAACATAGCCACGGAGCGTCAATTGAGTGGGCGTGAACAGATATCCGGCCGACCCGATTGTGAACGTTGACGGAGGCAAGCTCACGGCTTGCCCAGGTGGTGCTGGGGTGAATGGCGGCGCTGGCGGGATCGTCACCGTATCGACCACGACTTGCAGCACATTGGTGACTGGAAAGGCTGCGAACTGCAGCGTTTGGCCGCCCGTGCCATCGCGCACCTCATAGTAATCCTGCGAGATGATCGAGCGGTTGAGCCAAGTCTGAGTGAACTGGCTCGCCGCTGTAATGAGCCGTTGCAGGAGCAGGTCGTCGATCGGCAGCATGGCCTGTTGCCCGGTCGACAGCCACGCCCGAACGTCGGCCAGGGTTGTCAGGTCGCCGAACATAACGATCAAACAGAGCCCGATTTGGCACGTTCGGTGTCAGATTCCGGCAAATTATAGGCACCGTCGGTGGTATGCTCACACTTGGCCGGGTTTAGCATCGCGACGAGCTTCGTCTTCAGATTCACGATCGCCGCGCCCTTGGCCAATGCTGCAGCGTTGGCGTCGACGCGTTCTGCCTCGGCGGCGCCATGGAAGCCGTGCGATCGCGCGATCTCAACAGCACCGACCGGTATCATCGCAACGCCGTTCTCGTCCGGCATATAGCTATGGCCGCCAAAGCTGAAACCGCTATGTCCGGCCGGGCCCCGCATCATGATAAAACTGGCCGGCATCACTGTGGTATCCTCTTTTGGGGCCATCCTCGAAAACCCTCCTCGGATTAAAAGAGGCTCTGCAACCTCGGGCGGAACATCAACGAGAAACGGCCCATCCGGATCGGGCCGATAATACGGAAATGAGCGATCGCCGTGGCTGATCGGGTAACCGTCTACGCCTGGAGGCAGTGTCAGCGTAACCAGATCGTCTGCCATCTCAGCTGTCCAGCATGATCTTCAGCATACAACAGAGAAAGTCGTGGATCGTTTAACCGCTCGGGAATTCCCAAGCAGTACTTCGGTTCCATTTATGTCGGGCGCGGCAGCCAGCGCATAGGGACCCTCCCCGTCGCCTTTCGGCATAAAAGCTCAATCCGTCCGCCTCCGTTTCCTCCGCGGCGTTACCCGACGTGCAGCGCCAACCATAAGCCCAGATCAGCAATCGCCAACCAGATCGTGATCAGCACCAGAATTTGCTGGCCCGTTAACTGCGGCGGTTCGGGCGGCGGATATGGTCCGAAAATCATTTTATTGCGTCGGTCGGATATCACCTTCAGGCGGCATGTGCACCACCACCGTTCTGTTCGACGATTGGTATTCGCAATGCGGATGGCTGCGATTCGAATTCGATCTCGATCGCCGGCGGCTGCTTAAGCTTCCGATTGTAGGGAAACCGGGCGGCGCCGATGACGTCGCCCAATTTTGCGTCGACGCTTAACCGTTCGCGATGTTGGTAATGACGCCCATCGCAAAGGGCGCATAGACAGCCAGAACCTCTTCGGCATAGACGCCGACCTGGCGCTGGCGCGTCACGATCGGCCAGTCGATCTGGTAATAGTCCTGCCGGGTCTTGACCTCGGCGACGTTGGGAACCTCGTTCGACTGGTACTGCACGGGCAGGTTTTCGGCCCAGCCGATGATCGTGCCCGGCGGCACACGCGGGTGCAGGCGGATCGGGATGCGCTGGCCAGTTTGCGTTCCGTCCGCGGTGTTGAAAGGGTTATAGTAGTAACTGACCGCGCCCGCGGCGGTGATCTGGTAGTTGCCGTCTTGGGCGGACTGGTCATAGCGCAGCAACGGGCCGCTGGAATTCGAGAGCACCTTGGTAGTGATGTTCTTCAACTCCTGCGCATTGACATACAAGACGGTCGGCGACAGCTGGAAGTTCTGCCACATCGACAGAAACATCGCGTCGATTTCATTGACGCTGCCGCGACCGGAGGCGGTCAAAAACGTGCCGGTGCCGGCGGTGCCGGTCGCCAGGGTGCTGACATAAGCACCCGAGCCTGAGACCAGCGCCGTCGTCAACAACCCGTTGTAGGCGTAGTTCGGATTGGTGCTGCTATCCTGGGTGATCGCGGTCGCGGCCTGTGTGCCGGTCACCAGCGAGGCTGAGACGGCGAGGCTGTTTATCGTGGTAATCGCCTGCAGGATCTCGGTGCCAGTCGAGGTCGAGATGTACCAGGCATAAGCGACGGCACCTGTAATCGCAGTCACGCTGCAGAACAAGGTTTGCCCGGCGGTGACCGCCTGCGACGCCTCGGCGCTAATGTTGGAGGAGCCGCCGTTGAGCGTGTAGGTCTTGCCGTCGACGCCGGTGATCGTCTTGCTGGTCGCGACCCCAGCGGTGACACTCGAATTCTGGTAGCCCTCGAGCGTCAAGGCGACAACCTTGACGTAATAGGTCGCAGCCGGCAGGGTGGCGCCGCTTCCCGAGCCCGACAATGTCGGCGTCGACGGCGTACCCAAGGCCAGGCTCCCGTTGCCGGCGAGGATCGCCATTTCCTCCTTCAGCATCATTTTTTGCAGCAGGCGAAAGGTCATCCTGGCCTGAATGTCTTCGAAGTGCCGACCGGCGCTGATCGCCTCGAAGGTCGCGGCGTCCTCTTCGCCGATGGTCACAAAGCTTGCGGATTTGGTCGAGGTCGAATAGCTCATCTGCGCCGAACGCTGGCCTTCCGGAACCCAGCCCATCGCGTCAAACCCCGAGCCGAGGATGGCGTTGACTTGGCGCCAGTTAGTGGCCGTACCCGTGCCGCCGCCGACGCGCGGGATGACGTTGCGCAGCGGAGTGACGAATGGATAGAGGTTCTTGGCCGGCGCTTGCAGATCGTAGGCGACAAGGCCCGTCGCCGTTGAAATCGATTTCGCGAGATTATCATCCGGCACCGCAAGCGCCTTTTTCAAAAGGTCGAGCGATTCTTGGGTAATGGACATAATGCTTGATCCTCCCGACGGGGGGCAATTAAAAACCCGCAGATTGGCGGGCGGTTCACGGCTCTTTCGGAGCCGAATTAGCTGGGCAGGCGCGTACCTGAGCCGGGCGCTACCATCGGGCGCTTTTGCGCTGCACGGATCAACAAAAGCGTCTGATCCTCGTTACTCATCTTGGCAAATGCGTCCGCCATTTGCTCGATGCTCGGAGCGCAAGGCGCCGGATCGTCGCCGCCGACAATTTTGTCGACCGGCTGCAATCCTTGCTCGGCGAGGAGCTTTGCGACCGCCGCCTCGCTGCGCGCCGCCAAGGGCGGCAACGGTTCCTTAGCGATCTCCTCGACGCGTTTGGCCAGTTGGTCGAGCTGTGGCTGCAATGACTTGATGACGTTCTCAACCGCCGTCGCCGTGAGGTTGCCGATGAGCGATTTGACAAGATCGCCCGCCTTGGCAGTCTTGCCGGCAGCCGAATTGGCGGTCCCGCCGCCTTCCTCCTCGCCCGGGGCGGTCGGCTGGCCCCCGGGGATCGGATTGGCCGCCTTCCCGCACTGCACGCCGGCCCCCATCAGGTGGCCGTGCGCCGCGTGCAGGTGACCCATCGTCACGGCGGAATGACGGGCACCCATTTTGCTGACAACCGCCTCATCGAGAGCGTCGCGCAATGCCTTGGCCGCACCACAGGTGAGGCCATCACTTACCTTCGAGCAGCAAGCGTGGGCTACGTCCATCAGCAATTGATGGCCGCCATGCATGCGTTTGGCGAGGTCAAGAATAATGGCACCTGTCGTCAGGTGATCGATGCCACAGCCACTGCCACTGGCACCAGCGTCGACCTGCGGGGTCGCGTGCCCAGCATTGTCGCGCGTATCCTGGGTAGCGTTCTGGCCGTGATATTCGGATGACGGCGGGGTCGGCGACGGCGCGATCGTTTCCGCGTTATCACGCGTGTCTTGCGTCGCATTCTGCCCGTGATACTCAGGGGCCGGCGGCGTCACGGTCGGTGCCCCGTGTTCATTCGCCATCGCACCTGCGGCCTTAAAGGAGTCGGCCGCGGCCTTCATGCAATCGCGCTTGTCGCCGGGCATGCTGTCCATGCCCGCGGCCATCATGCAAGCATGATAGCCGAGATCAAGTGTCGATTGATCCGATTCGGAGTGGCGAGCGCCAGCCTTTCCGATCAAATTGGGGGTTCCCATCGCAGCCTCCAGATCGGCCTTGAATTTCTCGTAATTCGTCACCCCGGGCCCGGCCAGGATGGTGGGCTTGCCAGACGTCTTCGCTCTTTCGAGTAGGTGGTCGAGAGCTTTTATCCAATCGCCATAGGCGGCAAGCGCCATCGGCGTCGATGTCATCGCACCAGGCGATATCTCGTTACCAGCAATCACCTCTGCCGTCTCCTCGGCGACCAGCGCGTTCAAGAACGCGCAAAGTTCTGAGATGATGCTTTGCAGTTTGGCCGGATGCGGGCTGTCATCCCCCTCCATCGCCGCCTCAATCTCAAGCTGGTGCTGCAGCCAGTCGAGATCTAGGATCATGTGAGCGACACGGCCGACATCCCACCACCCCTTCGAGATCGCGTTGTCTGCGACCTTTTCGTTGTCGTCGGCGCTTGGTGGACCGTGCTTGTCAATTTTCCTCTTCCAGGCAACGATGATCCGATTCTTGACACGCTTTAGATTTTCGGCCGAATACCGTGTGGCGTTGTTGGGGTGATTGATGTAGCTCCAAGCGGCGCGGATGTGCTCCTGAGTATCAATCGGGTAGCGCTCCTTTCCGTCTTCCTGGTAGCCGGGATCTGCATATGCGACATCGCCATAGCGGTTCGACCCGTCCTCCGGCTCGTCGGCGCCCTTCGCCACGGCGGCGGGCGTCGCCACCGCCTGACCGGCGTCCTCCTTCTGCGCCCCGATACACTTCTGTGCATCCGCTTTCGCGAGGTGGCGATGCTCGGGGACGCCGCACGTCCAGATCTGTAAGGACGCATTAAAGGGTTCTGCCATCTGGGTCTCCGAGGTAGCCTTCCGCATGCAAATGGACGCTGCCGATTTGACATTGTGATTGTGCAAGGGGTTACCACAGAACCAGAAACCACTGCGCAATACGGGCTCAGCCGGTGCCTCAGACGAAGCCTTCCAATAATCGAACACCGCCTGCGGATTGGCGGGGCGATCCACCACCGAGATCTCGTTCAGGACCAGTCCAGTGATGGTCTTGTAGTCCTGCGGATCGCGCTGCGTGACGCGACCGCCGATCGAAAAGCCCTTATAGACGCCCTCGACCACCTTCTGCCAAGCGATCGGATCGATGATCTTGGCACCGATGTAAAGGCCGTTGTCGTCGACATTGGCTTCCTTGGCAACGCCGACCGCTGACATCTGATGCATCTCGCGGATGTTGGCGAATTTCATATAATCGCCGAGAGCGGCCTGCAGAGCCTCTCGCTTGACGATCTCGCCTTGCTCGTCGCGGGCCTCGGTCGAGGCATAACCCCAGACCTCCTGGCGGTCGGCGTCGACCTTGGCGATTGGAAAATAAAGCCGCATGCTCCTGCCTCCGACGCTTTTTCGTCGCGGTTCCCGCGCCATTGCGTGTAGCACATGCCGGCCGCCGCCCTTCAGTACAATGATCTCACGCGATCACTATTGGACGAGCAGCGGGACACGCGATCTTGTTACTGCTCGCCATCGCTCGGCTGTAGTATCGGTACTGCTCAGGAACCGCAGAGTTAACCGTTTTACCCCCGCAGTTCGTCGCCAGATGCCGTGCCCAGGAGAGTGGACGCCTCGCGATTTCCTTGGCAGCCTTATTATAGAAACACCGACCACAACAATTATCCGGGATCTGGTGTAGCAGCAGTCGAGGCGTACGCTTTTGGTACTTCGGCAGCGGCCGGGTCGACAAACCAATTATCGATCATGTGGTATGTGCACGCCCTGGGGCACTGCCGGCACCTACAGTCGTCCCAATCGCCGAGATCAACGGCTGTATCCAGCTCTTCCGCCCGTAGCTTCACACGCTCTTCGCATCCAACTGTCCCATCGTCCAGGGATGTCGCCAATTCGGCAGCTTCAATCCTCCGGGACCACCTTTGGGTGACGTGTTGGGCTGAGAAGCTCAACAGCCGCCCTTTGCCGCTCAGTCCAGCGCATCGCTCGAAGTCTATTCCTCCTCCACGGCGCTGGGAGCAGGCGGCCGCGGCCCCGGTCTCACACTCTGCAATGACAGCGTTTGGAGATCACTGACCAGCATCGGTCCCTGCCTGGTATCTACCGTCGCGCCATTGCCTCCGACGATCGGGTCAAGGCCGAGCAAACCGCGCGCCTCATTGCGCGTGTAAATGCCTTCTTTTACATACGACACTAAGATTTGCGCTTGGTCCTCGGCTTCCATCGGCTGATTGACATTCCAGACGAACTCGAGATCGCCGTGGCGCATCCGCTCTTGGATTACACTGTCACAAAAACGTTTCACCCAACCAGTAAGCGGCGCCAGCCCTTCTTGGAGGGCAGCTTCCTGCAATGTTTCGCTCGAACTGCGATTGGGGGCACGCTCCACAAAAGGCGTTGGCGGGAGACTGAACGCATAGCAGATGACGCGCGCCAGCCACTCATCGAATTGATCCTTGTTCGGAGCCTCGCGTAACGCTTGGTATTTTGCGCCGGAGGGCGTCCACAACAGTCGCGTGCGCAACGCCGTATTGCCAGCAAGGATCGAGTCGAACCACTCCTGGAATTGGCGCACTTGTTCGGGGTTCCAGCCGTCCGGCGCATTGATTAGCCCTGGTGGGACGTTACCCTCGGTGAAATGCTGTAACTGCATGGTCTGGCGCCGCAGCCCGATATTCACCGTCGTAATGACCTGCTCGACCGGCGACATGCCATATGGCGTAAACGGCCGCTGATTGCGCGGCATGTAGACGAGATCGTCGCCCGTCAACAAGCGCCAAGGCCGACCACGGATTGTCTGCAAATAGGCTGGTGCCGGATACATCGGGCTCCGCCCGGTATCGTCGATCAGCGGCTTAATGGTCGCGCCATCGATAATGTCTAGACCAATAATGTCCCCGCCCCGATTCTTACGCACCTCGCAACATGGCGCGTCAATGACCATCATATCTTCGAGCAGTTCGCGCAACCACGTCGCGAATGGGCGTTCGCCGTCCGGCTTTTTCCAGAATTTGGTCAGACCGTCGATACGATCGGGCGCATCCGCGGCGGGGTTTTTCTCATCGATGCTCTTAATCGACCAATCGAGCTTTTCGATCTGGTCTTTACGCGTCTCGATGCACAGCCTGGTGACGTCGTGATGCTCCGCCAGGGCCCGCAATTCCGCAAAACCGATACGGATCGGCCCGACTTCATGCCGTGGCTGATAAAGCAGGTTCCAGCCTGGCGAAAAGTCCCACGTCCGCGTCTGTTCCGACTGCACCGGAACGAGCGGATAATTCGGCGAAAAGATGCCGCCCTGCGGCTGAAAGACTGCCTGAAACAGACGCGTTACCTGTTCGGTCGTGAAGATCGGTCCAAGCTCGCTACCCCCGCGTCCTGCAACGGCATCCTGCGGTTTGGCGTTAAGGTCGTTATCGGCCGCTTGCAGCACGTGCGGGGCACGCGCGCGCCGGAATCGCGACCACGGGTCTTTGACGATGTCGACCAGCGCGGTCAGCCGGCCGCCTGGCGGTACAGCCGGCATGCGATCACCTCATATGTATATTTTGTTTACCACCGCCTCCCCGCAAACGACGCGCCGGTTGCACTGCCAAACAGCGACACTGGCCCCGGCGGTCTATAGCCGGTCGGCGTCATAAACACAGTGCCGGCAGCGATCGGGATTGAGGCACCACCCGCTGATGCGACGCCCGTGTCGCAGACATAGATCGTATTGGTGCCATTATTGGCCAGCAAGAAACCATTAGTCGGCACAACTCCGCCGAATAGAGTCTGCGCCGTACCACCTAGGGTAATTGTGCCACTACCGTCGACAGCCGCGGTGCCGGCCGTATTGATGACCGGCAGCGGCGCTGCGGCACTGACCGGGGTCGCAACCCCGGAAACAATCGCGGCCGGCGAGTGCACGGGCACGAGGTTGTTGGCATTGTCAAGCTGCGTCGATAGCGATTGGACCGTGGTGTTCGCATCCTTGACGAGAAGACTCATGTCGCCACCTCTGCCGGTTTAATCTTAAGCTCGCTCGGCCTTAGCCTTGGCGGCGGCTTGTCGATAGAACTCGAACACGCCCATGCCGGACGACTGCTCGACCAACAGTTCAGTGAACGCCCACACCAAGGCATCTACCCGGTCTGGGGAATACCCCGCCATGCCACGGTCCAGATCGACCGCAAACGCTGTCATTTGATCCTCAAGTTCGGCGAAACCACCAACGTGATGGACCCGGCCCTGCTCATAAAGGGCCGCGATTGGTTCGGCCCTAATCGCCTTGCCACGCGTTGCTCTCACTGCCGTGAATGGCATATGGGGATCGACCATGCGGATTGTGTTCTCCACCATGTCACCGCCATTATTGACCTCGGCAACGATGCGGTCGGCGTTAAAAGCCCGATATGCGGCGATAGCCGTGCGGGCCCATTCGGTCGGCGGATACCGACCGGACGCGTCCGCCAACACGTAGCCGTGAAGCTTGGCGTCCTTTCCCGCTACGATAATGCCGGTTTCGTTGGATTGCTCATCACTTGTCACCGCCGGGTCGATTGCAACCACGACGCGCGTAAGCTCTGGCGGGGCTCTCACTCGGCCAGCATCGATCAACCCGTGCGTCCATAACGCCCCAGGGACTTCATCAAGGATTTCCGCCTCGAGTTCCTGCCGTCCGAGCCGCGTGCCCTCGTATTTGCGGATAATCTGTTCCAAAAAATGAGGAGCGAGGTTCGGACGGTTCTCGTAGGTGGAGCCACGCGTCACGACAACCGATGGGTCCTTGAGAAGGGCTCTTATTAGCGATGTTGGTCGCGGCGTTGTCGTGACGACGACGCACGGGTCATCGCCCAAACGTAAACCGAACATCAGCATGTCCCAGGTTTGGGGATAGCGCCAGGCGGCCAGTTCGTCGCACCAAGCAGTATCGTGCTGTGGGCCGCGCAGGCGTTCGGGCTCGTCGGCGCTGTAAAAGGTCGCGATTGCGCCGTTGCGCCAAGTCAGTCTACGCCTCGAGGGTTCCCAGCGGGGCCGATCCCATTGCGGCGAAATCGCCAGGATCCCACTCTCTCCTTCGACCATAACATCACGAGCATCGCCGGCCGTCGGCGCCACCAGGGCCACGCGCCGTGCGCTTCGCGCGGCAATCCGCGAGCGGACCAATTCGGCCCCAGTTCGAGTTTTGCCAAACCCGCGGCCGGCAAGTAGCAGCCATACCCTCCAATCTCCATTGGGTGGTAATTGATTGGGGCGAGCCCAGAACGGCCAATCATCGAGAAGAGCGCGAGCTTCGTCTGGACTCAGCTCATCAACCAACTCTTCTCTCAGCGCTTTCGGCAGCGAAGCAAGGAAGCTTGCGTGCAAGCACCTCACGCAGTCTCCGCAGTCTCGATTGATCTGCTACGGCTCCAAAGGAGTAGCACGATTAGATCAAGTGGTGAGCGCATTTCTGGATTATTGTATAATGCAAACAATGGTAACTGATAGTAGATCGTAGGATTTATATTTTTACGACTGATTTGCTGCGCCCACATGTCGTTTAAGGTAGGTGACCCTTGCGCTAATTCCAAAAAGCGCTTTAACCCGGGTATAGGCGGTTGTCTCTCGCCGCGTTAATCACTTGCATTAAAAAAAAACGGCTGAGGGCCTCGCCACGATACCACCGCCGCCGTTCGCTTCTATCAGCATTGCCTCCTTTTATCAGAGTGATCCGGTTTTGTCAATCACAAAATTCGATTTCCGCAACGTCTTTCTTTGTCCGTAATACGTTTCAAGGGCGCCGAGCGCCGAGACCAGGATACCGGAGGCGGCCTCCTGGCTGACCCGACGACCATTCCACCCTTGATCGAGCGCCCACTCCTTGATCGAGCGTTCCCATCCGACAACGTGCCACAAGCATGAGCCGCCTGGCGAGCGAGGACCGCCGACCGCTGCAATCGCGCGCCACACGTGGTCACGGGCGCTCTCAGACCGCAGGCCTCCTTCGGCACCTGGATGCGCGAAACCCCTCCCGCCACTCCTCGGCCGCCTGTAGTCGAGGGCGTGTAGGGGATCGAGTTGGGCAGTGGCAAACTGCGTCCGGAAGTCTTCAGCAGCCTGGCGCATTCCAGCGGTAATCGATCCTCGTCGTTCCATTGCCGTTAACGTATCGATCGTGCGAAAAGGGCGCGCAGATCGTCCGGCTTCGTCGGCAATCGGCCGGCTCAGCTGCTCAATTGCATCCTGGCGGCGACGTTCCTTGGTGGGTGTTATGGCGGGTTCGGGCAACGCCGACGCAGTGTCTCGTGGCGCAATCCGGCGAGTGACTTCTTGACCACGGCGAGAATATTTCATGAACGGTTTACCGACAAAAGATCGCGGGTAGCATATTCAAGCCGCTTCAGAAAGTGAGCGGACGGGTGGCGAGTGTGGTGCGCATTACGGCCCCCGACGGCACTTGCCAGCGCTTCGACCTCGCGTAGGCGCCTAATTTCCTCGATGGTCCCGCTTGGAACATGGCACAACGCATGATGTTCAGCGCAATATGATGAGGCTGGGCGCCGGGGGGCTCCACAACTCAGTCGCTTGCCGTTCTCCTCCATCGGATAAGCACAACCAAAATTCTCCGGATGAAGGTCGTGCCGAAACGTCGTCGATAGCTGCTCCACCACAGCCTCCCTATCGCAAGATCGGAATATACTTGCTCACATCGCATCACGATGATACCATGATTGGGATCATTGTCAATATAGAAATTGCCAAAATAGCACACCGATGAATACACCGTGGTTTTATCAAGCCCTTGAGCGAATCGGGGCGACGCAGGCCGACCTAGCCCGTCATCTGCGTCTCGCGCCTTCGGCAGTCTCTCGAATGCTCAAGGGTGAGCGCCAGATGAAACAACTGGAGACAGTGCAGATCGCAGCATTTCTGGGCGTGACTCCAGACGAGGTGCTCGGTCACGCGGTCGCCGAGACCACCTCGCCATCTTCCATCGATAAGCCGCGGCCCGGCCGAGGCCGCCCCCCGGCGGCGCCATCAAGCACACGTGCGACAGATCTGATTCCAATCCGCAGCGCTGGGCGCGGAGGCTCAGACCAAGCCATGTTCCTCGAAGATGGTCCGATTGGTTATACCTCGCGTCCGTCAAATCTGAACGGTGTACGCGCGGCATATGCGATCTACATGGTGGGCGACAGTATGGACCCACGATATGAGCAGGGTTGGTTACTGCACGTCAACCCATTCAAGCCGCCGACCCGCGGGCGCGACGTCGTGGTCTATAAAAAAGGTCAAGCCGTGCTGATCAAGCAGTTCATCGGCTGGGAGGGGGACACGCTTGTGCTGCGCCAGCTCAATCCGCCGGAGATTTTGCGAATTCCACGCTCGGAAGTTGAAGAATGCCACCTTGTCGTGGGCACGGATCAGGAACGCTAGTGTTCCGTCCCAGAAATACGCTGACAAAGTCGCTGGAGCTTGTCGAGGATTTCATCGGCGGTGGCGGTCCAGACGAAGGGCTTGGAGTTGGCGTTGTATGTTTTGATGAAGGCATCGATTTTGGCGACAAGGTCTTTGACAGATGTGAATGATCCCCGCCGTATTGCGCGGTTTGTGATCAGGGCGAAGAAGCGTTCTACTTGGTTGAGCCAGGAGGCGTAGGTGGGCGTGAAGTGAACCTGCCAGCGCGGGCGCAGTGCGAGCCAGGCTTTGACCTTTGGGTGCTTGTGGGTGGCGTAGTTGTCAACAACCAAGTGAACGTCGAGCCCTGGCGGAACCTGGGTCTCGATGTGGCGCAAAAAGGCAAGATACTCCTGATGTCGGTGACGTGGCTTGCACTGCGCCAGGACCGAGCCGTCGAGCCGATTGAGTGCGGCGAACAGGGTGGTGGTGCCGTGACGCTCGTAATCATGAGTGACGCCCTCAACATAGCCGAACCCGATGGGCAGCATCGGTTGGGTGCGTTCCAGCGCCTGGACTTGGCTCTTCTCATCAACGCACAACACCAGCGCCTTGTCCGGCGGGTTGAGATAGAGGCCGACAATGTCGCGCAGCTTCTCGACAAAGAACGGATCGGAAGAAATTTTGAAGCTGCGGGTGCGATGCGGCTGCAAGGCGAAGAGCTGAAACAGTCGGTGCACGGTGCTTTTGGACAGGCCGGTCTCGTCAGCCATGGAGCGCACGCTCCAGTGGGTTGCCGCCTCGGGTCTGCTGGTAAGGGTCTTGTTGATCAGTGCGGCCACAGTCTCGTCCTTGACCGTCCGCGGCCGGCCCGACCGCACTTCGTCGTAAAGCCCTTCCAAGCGGTCCGCGACGAAGCGGGTGCGCCATTTGCCGACCGTATGGGGGCTGAGATCGAGGCTAGCGGCAACCGCCTGGTTGCTCGCCTCGCCTTCACAGGCAAGGACGATCTTGGCCCGCAAAACCAGCGCAGCCGGCATGCTGCGCGAGCGCGCGATCCCTGAAAGCGTGGCTCGTTCCATGTCATCGATCGTCAACTGCTTCTTCGGGCGTCCGGTTCGCATCGGGGTCTCCTGTCCTGGGGACACCCGGAACAGAACCCTCCATTTATGTCAAGAACTTTTGGGACGGCACACTAGCGAACCTCATTCAAAAGAAAAGAGGGAAGGGGCGCCAGCAGGCGCCTCCTTCTGCGACACGGGCGGCCGATCAGGTTTCGCGGCTGGAAAGCCCGCCGTTGTCGCGAGCGCGGTAGTCGGTCTTGACGTCGACAAGGCCGACCATGCCCTCCTCGACCTTGCGGCGTCAGGCCGCGGTTTTCGACCGATTCATCCGTTCGCTGACGTCGAGAATCTCGATACCGATGACGCGGCCTTCGCTGTCGAAATCGAGCATAATCCCTGGCGACACTTCTTCGGTCTCGGAAGATTTGACGCCTT